CAAACAATGGAACCCTCGTCTGGTGTATACGATGGGCAACCATGAGAATAGGATCAATCGGGCCATTGAGGACGATGCAAAGCTGGAAGGACTCATTAGCTACGAGGACTTCAAACTAAGCAGCTTTGGCTATGAAGTCTATAGCTTCCTGGAAGTAGTGACCATTGAGGGCGTTGCCTTTAGTCATTACTTCACTTCAGGCATTATGGGAAGGCCCGTGACGTCCGCTAAGGCCCTGCTGACAAAGCTGCATATGAGCGCCTGTATGGGCCATGTGCAAGACAGGGACATAGCCTACGCAAAGCGGGCAGATGGTAAGATGATGACATCCTTGTTCGTCGGGGTGTTCTATCAGCATGACGAGGACTATCTAGGTCGTCAGGGCAATAGTAGCTGGAGAGGCTTCTGGATGCTCAACGATGTCAAAGATGGTTCATTTGACGAGATGCCCGTATCGTTGGAATACTTGAGGAAGAAATATGGACACAGTGATTAATGTAATCCTGTTCGGCTCTGTGGGCTTCTGCATCGGCTATGTTGGTGCAGGCATCTGGTATAGGACAAGGCGCTGATGGACAATACAGCCCTTGACGACCACTTAGACCTAGTGACAATAACCAGAGTAGAATACGAGACATTGAAGAACATCGAGGCCTTGTATGTCGCACAGAGGCCTTTCGTACAGGCAATGATGCCCTCATGGGCGATGGAGGAAGGGAATGAATCAGATTAGAATTGAAAAAGACAACGCCGCCGTAGGCTTCTTGCCTCTTCTTACAGTGTTATTTGTTGGGTTAAAGCTGACGGGCTTCATTAGCTGGTCGTGGTTCTGGGTACTCAGTCCGCTTTTGCTTCCCCTTATCATTGCCCTTTTTTGTGCGGTATATTTTCTTAGAGGGAAAAAATAATGCCAGGAACAAAAGATGAATGGGACTCCTTAGCAGTATGTCGGAATAGACTGGCCGGTAGTCGAGGCCTCGGAGGGGAACCCTCACCGGCCTACGAAGGAGCCATAAAAGGCTTCGATCCAGTAGACCGCCCCAGCCACTACAACACAGGTGGCATTGAGGCAATAGAATATATCAAGCAGCAGTTGGGCCATGACGGCTTCATTGCCTACTGCGAAGGCAACGTTATCAAGTATGGTCATCGCTGGCGATACAAGAATGGCGTTGAGGACTTGAAGAAGAAGAAGTGGTATTTGGAAAGAATGATTGAAGAAGTCGAGAAGGGCAAATAGCGCACAAAAAGAAGCCCTGATGAACAGGGCCACATAATAACAATGATGTCTTTGAAGCCCCGTCATGGGGCTTTTTGTTGTCTAGGGTCTCGGCGTCCTTTCCGCCACATTAGCTCCTTCTTGCGCCACAGACCCGCGAGCCACCAGCGAAGTGAGCATGACTTCGGACACGCGACGGGCCGCCTCCCCGATATCTATCTTGTTCTCCCTTTGAAGTTTAGCCGTATCTGCTATGCGCTGAAGACCGTCGGGGTTCATCAGGAGAGACATCATCTCTTCGTCTCGCTTACCCGCAGTACGCATGGTGAACCAGCGGGAGAACAGAATGGACGCCTTGTGCGAAACACTCGAAATGCGATCCCTGAATAGTGAGCCGATCTGCGGAGACGAAGTTCCTATCGCTGTAGCCAATGCGTCAGCATTCTTAAAGGATGTGTTGTAAGCCATCTTTGCGGGGTCTATTCTCCTTAGTAAGTCATTCGCATAAGAAAGAGACTGTATTGAATCCGTATAAGCACTGCCGAACCAAGCGTTGAACAAGGATCCATGGTCATTAATGAAATCACGCGCAGAAGGTGTCTGGAAAGCCTTGTTAAGCAGCGTATTCCGCACACCTGCACGTACCGTGTGGGCGCTTTCGGGGTCGAGACGGCTGACGGTCTTAAGGTAGGCGTCTGTCTTCAACGCACTTGTCAGCATCTCGCCCACAGCCGCGTCAACGCCCTTCGTGTGCACAGCCTTCAGCAGATTGTTGGCCTCCACCACAGAGTAGTCATTATACTGCGTATCGAGCCTCGCCTTAGTTGCATCCATGCGAGCCACAGTGCCTCCTACGTCCCGTAGCTCGTCACGCATACCGGGGACAGTATCCAACAGTGTCTTGTTCTCGCTGAGAAACTTGGCGTAATTAGCAGGCCTAAAGTTACCCTCAGTGTCAAAGGCTGTCTTCCTTAAGCGCATGAGAACAGCATCCTTCACTAGCGGGACGCCTGTGTCCCCCACAAAGGTAAGGAAGTCTCTTGCCCGCTCTGGTTTGGCCAAGTATGTCCCTACAGTCTCAGTGAACTTCAAAGAATCCAATTGACTCAAGCCAGCAGCATCAAAAGGAATACCGAGCTTCTGGTAGAACGACTTGTCAGTAGCTCGATACGCCTCACCGAACCCAGGGAGCTTGTCGATCTCTGTTGTAAGTGCCTCTTTCATCTGGCGTAGTAGTGGGTACGACGATTGCCCGTAGGCGTTCCGTAGTGATTTATTTAGTTCCTGTTTCAAGCTGTCTAATTGCTCTAAAGACAAATCCCTAAATTGGACGGAAGCGGGAGTCCGTATTGTGCGCCCACCCATTAAGCCGCCCATAGCCGGAGACACTTCTGTGGCTGCTATTGTGGTTGGGCGTAAGAGTTGATTAACTTTACCGACCAAAGAAGGAAAAGGGGTAAACAACTGGGCATCCACAGCGCCGCTGACCAAGCCCCATAAGTTACCGACGCTCTCTTTCGGAAGAACCATTCCATTCTTTGTGTAGTCCGCAATTAGTTTGTCATAATGCAAAGACATCTCTTGCCGCACTACCGACTCTTTAGCGTCAATCAGACGACGAGCAGCAGCACCCACTTGCACAGGCTCCGCTTCGGTGCGAGCAGCAGCCAACACACGATCTATTCCTCTGTCTATTTCGTCGCGTCTGCGTACAACATTCTTCAAGCGAAGGCCATAGTTAGGCAGCGTGTTGAGCATCGCTGTCCTAATCTCGTCAGGATTAGTAGGGCTTGGTCTTCTTTGTCCTTTGTACGTAGTCCCGAAAAGGTCAGCACGTCTCTGCGTGATCGCGTTGCCTACGTCGCGCATATTAGCCTCTACGCTGGCTCTGAACTTAGGGGACTCTTTTATCAGAGTCTCCATGTTCTTGCGGATGACAGCATTGTCATATAGAGCTATCCCTGGCGCTATTTCAAAGTTAGGGATTGCTTCCGACATGACCCGCATAGTCTCAATATGCTGGTCGATATTTGGCTCAGTAGCCACAATGTCGTCAATGACTGTGCGCATGTTAGCCGTGACGAGGAAGTCGGAAGCCTTGTCGAGGCTCTCTTGTACGCCCTTCTGCTTCTTAACGATGTCTCTGGCGTTATTTACTTGATCCAAGGAGGCTGCAAAAGAGCCAGAGCCGAAACCAGACGCTAGGCCAGCAATTGCGGCACCTGTAGTTCCCCAGAATTCTTTCCATGCAGGGCTTGCTCCCAGCGACTCTGCCGTCTGCGAAGCAGCATCGTATCCAAAAGCACCACCAGCTCCCGCAGCAGCCGATTGGATTACGTTGGAGGCAGCGCCCAGAAGCCCGCGACCGCCGATGACTGACATCACGGGATCGCCAGTGATGGCCTCCACAGCGGCACCGCCATATCGTTGTAGACCCGTGGCGGGCATGGAGTTAGCACCATTGAACCATTCGACTGATTTAGAGCCTACGGCGTCATTGACAGCTTGCGCATAATCAGGACTGTCTATGTCTGCCTGTACACCAAATAGCTTGTCTATATCTTGTTGAGACTGCTTACGCACCTGCTCGGCTTGGTCGAAAGGTAAAGCCTCCGCCCCCATTACGGTTGGCGGCTTGGTTCCTTCGATGAGGGACTCGCGGATATAATTGGTAAAGCCTCTGACAGCACTATCATACCAGAAGTTGGTGTTCTCTGTACTAGCCGCAGTGGTCAATGGTGTAGTCTGTGTCCTCTCACCCAATGAGCGATAAACAGCGGACAACTTTGCTCCTTGTGACCGCAATTGAGCCTTGTCACTGTCAGGAGTGGCTGGATCGGCCTCCTTTGCTTTAATGATGCGGAGAGTTTCTTCTAACTGCTCTTTTGTTACAGCCATTATTTAGTCCCCGTTCCAAGATAACTGTCCACAATGTCCCCTACCTCTTGATCCAAGGTATACAGTTGGTTATCTTGCCACCTCTCAATCACGTCAGTATCGAACACGCCTTTATACGAGTTCGCCACACGGGATACTTCTTCGAGCCGCTGTTGTGTTAACACAGTCTCCAGGCTGCTAACCAGTTCTTTAATGTTGTCCTTTGTCTCTTTAGTAGCTGTGGAGCCTCCTACTTTTGTGAGCCAGTCGCCTATGCCTTCAGCAATACCTTTGCTGTCTCGAAATCTATCAATCTCAGACTGCGCTCTTGAGTTGTTCCGATAAAGAGCAGGAATGGCTCCACTGATAACTGTGAAAGCTTGCGGGTTAGACTCATCCAGCAGTGGGAGCGTCTGCTTTACGCGAGCCAGAGAAGCAACATCGTTTACTGTATTGGCAAATGAAGGTATCTTATTCAAATCATTGTTCAGTATTGAGATCATCTCTGTCGGAGTGGTCTCGTTATTATTCGCACGCAAAAGGGACTGTGTGTACGCATTAACTTGTTGCTGGTTCTCCAGCGACCCTACAGGGCCTCCGCCTCCTTCCTGAACCATCAAGGCATAGTTACTCGTTCTGTCAGCAGAGCCTCCTTTCTTCCAATCCTGAAAAGACCCAGTGTAACCGTTGCGTTTAGCATACTCCCACTCCCGGATAGCCACAGTATCCTTAGCTGTCGTTGTAGGCTGCTCGAATTGCTTAATGGCGCTCATAGCCCGCGTTGTGGCTACGTCTGCCGTCATCGCGCCTGTGGCTACAGCATTGGCTAAACCCTGAATGATCTGTTGTGCCTCTGGGGTCTTTGCGGCAGCAAACATATCCTTCAGTGTTCCGGTGCCTGCTTCTCGCTGAATCTGTTGTTGTTGTGTCTGCTGTGCTAAGAGCCGCTCTGCCTTCTGCGTCTCCTGCGCCTGTAACGTAAGCTGTAAAGCCAACGGCCTATTACCAGTCGTCAGGGCATTCTGTGCTGCCTGCTGAAGACCAGCACTGGTAGTTAGGTCAATCTTGGGCATCGCCTGAGCCATTGCCTCATCTGCACCGACGCCAATACCACCCCGGCCGCCCACGACTTGTTTGAGCATTCCGCCCATGACTTGCTGAGTGCCTGGCAGGTTGTACGCCATAGCAGCTGCCATAGGATTAGGGCTGTTGATGGCCGCCATAACCTGTGTTGGGTCTACTCGCTGTTGCTGTTGTGGCATAAGCAGGTTACTAAGAAGTCCCTGCATCAATTCGTTAGCCATTATTGTCCACCTCCGAAAAGGCCAGCAAGTCCACCAAGAGCGCCTTGGAAGATGCTGTTGCCTGTAGTTACTTGGCCGTTAGTGACGCCATAGGTAGGAGCCATCAAGCCCTGAAGAGCCTGTTGCAGGTATATCTGCCTAAGTGCATTGGCCTGCTGCTCAGACTGCATACGAGCCTCAGCGCCAGCTGTCTGAAGGTTAGCACCAGTAACAGCGCCCTGTTGTTGGCCACGAACAGCCAACTCAGCAAATGGTGTAGCCCCTTGTAGCTGTTGCGACATCATCTGTTGCGGCAGGAACGACTGACCGAAGAGGCCAGCGCCAATGTTGTAATCCTGGAGTTGTTCGCCCATTGCCTGCTGACGACCCATCAGGGCATTGCCCATGCGCTGCTCTTCAACAGCCTTAGACATAGCCAACTGCTCAGGAGTGCCCCCGAACATAGACGTCTGTACACCAAGACGCCCCTGCCCGAGGAGCCTCTCCTCCAAGGCCAAACGCTCCCGTTCCCTACTGGGGGAAGCAGCAGCCTCTAGCTGGCCCGTCAAGGCAGCAGCACGTTGGTCGATAGGCTGACCGGCTTGGCCAAACATACCACCAGCGGCTCCTGTCAACTGAGCCACTAGTGCTTGCAGCTCAGGAGACAAAGTAGAAGTAGTTCCTTCTCCTGTTGCCGCTGATGTTCCTGTGCCAGTAGTGACCGTATAGGGCTTGAACTGCATCTGCTGTTGGAACTGGTTAGCGATGCCTCCAAGACTCTGCTGCACCTCCTGTCCAGCAGCGCGTGCTTCGTTCAGGCCATAGTTAGCAAGGGCTGTCTGTGCGCCTGCGCCGAGAAGACCGCTTAAAGTATCGAAAAGTGCCATTAGATAAGTCTCCCCATGAGGGCAAGGATGTCGATTTGTTGTATGGACACAGAAGCTCCGTTGATGCTAGAAGTAAGACCGATGGTGGCAACATAGCCCGACCCGCCAGTAGTGGTGGCAGGTCTGGTTACAATGACACCAGTGGTGTATTCGTCAATGTTGAACTGAGCTACGTTGTATTCAGCGGTCTCTCCTGATGCCAATGTGTATGCACGACTAGAATAGTTAGCTCTGTAGTCAAAAGCCCACTGCATGTTCACAACGGCTCCTGAGCCTCCGATGATCGTAAAGGCCAGCTTCTTCAGGAACTTCAACAACGTGGCATTGCCAAAAGCCAATGGGTTACTGTAATACTCCATGCTGTAGGCGCTGCCGTTGTCTTGATAGCCTGTATACTGGGTGATACCATTAGCGTGCCCCATCAAGAGAGTACCATTCCTGCGCACATGGAAGCACTTAGGAGCGATGGTATCCCACAAGGTAGTCCTGTGGCTCCCGTCTTCCAAAACGCCTCTCATGTCAAAGCAGTAAACGTAGCCGCGTGTTGGGAAGCTGATAAGGTACATAGCTTCTTCGGCACTGTAGGCACTACGGCTGTAGCTGGTTTCAGACTCAATAAGGGTGGTGATGTCGTTACGGACATTCTTGCTTATGTCCCGCATCGGGCTGGACTTTTCCTGGATGACTCGTCCGAGGCTCATTACGCCATTCTCGGAGAGGAACAGGACATCAGTACCGGTGTTCTGTACGCTATCACGGGCAACACAGCCAACACCGTCAATTGTGTCGTACAAGGTCATCGACGAAGGTGTACCAGCGCCCTGATAGAGCAGGATGCTTCTCCGACCAAAGATGACAAGGAAGTTGTTATGTTGTGCAAGGGCGACAATCTCGTCATTGCCTCTAGGCCATACGGTATCAACGTCAAGCGAGCCTGTAGCGCCCCCAGTCCAGATTGCACCATCGAGGGTATCAGACCAGTAGACAGTGTGCTTATCGGTAGTGAAGTCAGCTACAAAGACCTTGCCAAAAGCAGCGAGAGCTTCATTGGCCTGCGGAGGCGTCCCAAGAGCATGACTATGGCTGGACATTGCCTGCACTACGTCCAAGTGTTCCGAGTACATCAATGGCTCATAGCCACGTTGGAAGAAGAACACATGCTCGTTAAGCTCTACAATCTTCCAGTTGTTAGCACTAATGCTGTAGGCCACTGGTGTAGCGTCTGTCAAGGTCGTAGTGCCTCGAAGGATTAAGTTATTTCCAGCACTGAGCACCACTTGTGTCCCATCCGCCTTCTTGGTGTATTCGTAGATGGCACTGAGGCCCGCTGCGGCCAAAGGGGTAGAACTAGTGGTAATGTACTCATAGCCTTTACGGGAACCGATACGACCATATTGGTCAACAACGCAGTTGAGCGCCCTCGATGCAAATCTGGGCGGCTGGTCTACAGGGCTATCTTGCGTGTTCAGGCCGTAAAAGCCTGGAGCAGCAATGGTGATGTTCTGTAGCTGTTGAGCCATTAGACTGCTCTCCAAGTCAACTCTGCTTGATAACGATGGGCTTCGAGGGACAAGGCATCGCCTAGGGCTTTATCAGCAA